CTGCATCAATTAAACTTCTCATTGCTGCAGTTGCAGACATTGTAAGATTACCTAAGAAATGTATAAGACCTAATCCATAAAAACCAAATCCCGGTACAAACCTGTAATGAGTAAAAAACATTTTCTTTTGTTTTGTTTTATCGTCTTCATTCCAATTTCTTCTAATAGATAATACTTTTTGTGACTGTTCTTCTATAGTTACAATGTAAGGACAGGCAGTATCATAGTCTTCTATTTCTAGATAACAGTGTTGTTCTAGTAGTGTATATTGAGGGTCGCTATCAGTAGAAGGAGTTAGTCCTAGTACTGTGTCCATTTTTTCTGCCATTGCAGATTGCTTTGGTAATTCAGGGTCTGGTAAATCTATGTCCATATACATTCCTGCATTTATTTGTCTTGCAAGTTCTATAGGACTTCTATAAAGAATATGAGTATACCTGTCTGCTCTTCTTAAATCAGTTGCATAGTAGGATACATAAAATTGGTCAATAGGAACAAACTCACTAACAGGTCTATTTAGTGAATCATCATAGTATATCTTTTTAATTGCAGACCCTAGTAGTGGCAAGTGAAACAACATTCTTTCTGTTTCATCAAAATACTCAGGCATTTGTTCTGATACCTGATAATTCATAAAATTCTGAACCCTATTTGCCTGTCTCTGCCTAGACTCTGTAACATCTCCTAGTATCTGTACTTTAACTGGTCCTTTTGAAGGAAACAATTCTCCACTTGCTTTACTCTGAAACTTAACTGCTGATTCAATAAGTAACGGATGTACTGCAGTTGCTGCACCCTCAAAAGGTTCTGTAGTGTCTTCAAGTTTTAAACCAAGTAAGTCAAAACCTCTTTCAAACATTGACTCCCATTCTGACCTAGAAGATTTATCTGCATCATACTTATCTAGTACAGTTGTTGCAATTTCCTGTAAATCTTCCTCTTCCATCTGCTCTGCAAGATTTTCATAAAAAGTTTCTGCAACCTCTGCTTCTTCAGGGTCAAAATCTAATTCACCAAACTCAACTTCTAACTCACCTGTTTCAGGGTCAATTTCAAAGTTTACATTATCTGTTCTTTTTTCTTTTTCGAGTTCTAGTTTGATTATGTTGTCTTTGTTCTTCGTTTCGCTTGGGTTCTTCTCTACTGCCATGCTCTTCCCTCATTAATCTTTTTTTAAATTTAAAAAATTCTATATCAACTGGTCTTGCATTGCCTATCTTTACAGGCAAATTATTACACTTACAAAAACTACTATATTTCTTTGCACCACATTGTAAACAGTATGTAACAGGACTATATCTGAATATCTCCA